CTAGGCCACTAAACGCGCCCCTGGCGGCCCCTCAGTCGACAAGAAGAAGGTGTCCCCGAACCCCGACAGCCACGTCATGCACTCGACGGGTCCATCAGCCGCCTCACCATAGGCCAGCGCAATCAGATCGGCCATCGCATACGCCTTGAAGCGCACCACCACCGGCGCCGGCAACTCGATCCCCTGGCTACCGCTGTAGCGGTTCGACCAGTCCTCGCCCTCGGCGAACGCCTTGAGCATGTACTTCGACAAGTACGCGGCAAGCTTGCCGCTGGACTGCTGGGACCAGCGCTTGCGTCGCTGCTGATCGATGTTGCCTCCCAGGTCACCGACGACGGCCCGCCAGACGGCACGCACAACGTTGAAGGACTTCACCTTGACGCCGGCGTAGGGCAGGGCGGTCGGCAGGCGATGGATCGCCATGTGCACGTGCCAGGCGCCGCGCTTCTGCCGCTCGAACGCCGCGACGTAGACGAACCCAGGAAGCAACCGACGCATGCGCCGCACGAACTCCTTCATGTGCTGCTTGCAGAGGGTCAGGTCTTGCTGATTCTCGCGATAGGTCAGCGTGAGCAGCGCATCGAGCCCGAGCGCCTTCACGCGCCGGCGCACTTGGGTCTTGGCACGGCGAGCAGCGCGCAGAAGGTTTGCCTGCTTGCGGTCCTCCGCGAATTCCTGGCGCTCCAACTCCCACATCGCCAACTCGGCGAGGGTGGCCCGGCGCATCTCCTCCCAAACCACCTGCCGAGTGATGACGGCCTCTTTGTGACCGTTGCCCAGGTGATGCACGCGCATCACATGCTCATCACTTCGCTTGCCCTCGTACAGAATTCCGTCTATAAGCCTTCTCACTTGCACTCCTGCGTTGAGTGTTAGTCACCGCCCCCGGACTGTTGGTAGCAGTCGCGGGGGCTTTCTTTTTGGCCCGTGGAAGGCCGTAGACGACATCAGGGCCTCCAAACAGATCCGGCTGGACCTGCACCCTTACCAATGGCTTCGAAAGGCTCATAGGGCCTCCAACCAATTACGCCAGCCACTCGAGCGGATGACGCATTTCGTCGATCGACGAAACATGCCATCGCCGGCGTGCGCTCACACGACGGGGGAGAGCTTCGTCAAGCACGCAGCGACCTCCCATGGATACGCACCGGCCTCGATCCGCTGGTAGTGCCTCAGCGACGTACCGCAGCGCTTGGCCGCCTCAAGCTGGGTCAACTGAAGCATGCGCCGACGATCCGCCAACGGCGAGTCAACAGCGCCCCAACGAGAGCGGTAGGAACCGCGACGACCACCGTCGTTCCGACCCATGAGCCCCCCTGTGTTCTGAAGTGTCCTAGGAATAAATCTAGCGGCGCTGCGCGCCGCCCCTCGCGCTACGCGCAACGGGCGCCGCGAACGCCGCCCGAGCTTGCACCGCCCAGCTGCGAACCACAGATCCGGGCCAAAGGCCCACCATCCGACGTACGCCGCACTAACGCCACTGCCGGTCTTGAGGAGATGGGCCGCCATCATCGAGCGCCAAACGTATGACCTTGACCAGTCGACGGCCCTCCACGCGAAGGCCCAACGCTCAACGCACCCGGCATCGCACCGGGGTCGTTGGCCGCGACATTCGTGCGCAACTCCGACGGAGCCACGGGTGACCCGCGAACGCCCGCCATCTCGCGCATCTGCTGAAGCCGAGCCTCAGGCACCCGGATGTCTCCATCCAGCGGCCAAGACGTCGCCAGCCCGAACCAGTCGCCAACGGCCAACTGAACCGTGTCGCCGCTGACAAGCACTGCAACGCCGAGCTGTCGAAGGGAGTCAAGCGACATGCGCTCCATCACCCGCATGTCCCCGCTCACCCACTCCACCACACCGCCGACACGCTCGCCCATCCTCGCCAAGCCAGCCAAGCGCAGCCGATTGCCGGCGAGCCCGGACAAGTGCTTCTCGATGGCGCTGCGCGGCCGCTGCTCGACAACCGGCGTGGACGCCGCCCCCACCGCAGCACGCGCCACCACTGGTGCCGACGCCGCGGCTGAACCCGGCGCCGCAACCGCCCCGGCCTGCTTCGGCTTCACCGGCTCAGGATGGAAGAACTTCCACGACGTCCAGGCGCCCCAGATCGCCGCTGCCACCGCCAGCGGGATCCCGTACTTGAACAGCCCGCTACTGAACACCGTGGCACGCGACTCACGGTAATCGGCCGTGTTCGTGTCAGCGCTGACGTGACTGGCATACGAGCCGAAATACTTCACGTCGTAGGCGCTGACCACCGTGCCGACCTTCGTGTACTTGTCATCGCCCTTATGCCGCCACGTCGTCACCGAGTACCGCTTGCCAGCACCTATCCCATTCAGCTTCAAAAAACAGAGCTTGAGCTCCACACGCCGGCGCCAAAGCGCGTTCACGTCCTTAATGCTCTGGCCCATCAACACGATATCGATGCCACGGTGACCGTGCTCCGTCACGAACTGCGTCATCGACTGGCTCAGCTTCGAGGAGGTGCCCCAAAAGTTCTGAGCCTCATCAAGCACGATCAGCGCGTTGTCCTTCGACAGCTCAGGAATCTCAGGCACCTGCTCGCGAGTGATCGCAGTCAGCAGCTCACGGCAGCGCTCCACCGTCACCCCGGCCAGCTCAGCGATCTTCTCGTGGTTAAGCCCTTCGACGTACGCCACCACCGGACGACCAGCGGCGATCGCAGGAATGATCCGCCGCACCAGCGACTCATAGCTCTTGCCGGAACGCGGCAAACCCTCGTGAAAGATGATCATGCGGTCACCACTGGAACAGCGTCGCGAACTTGCGAACGATGCGGAACGCGTAGCCAGAGCCGATCACCGCGAGCGCAGCGGGCAACCCGCACTGCGTCACCAGGTACATCACGGAACCGTCCAGCTGCCCGAACACCGACCCGAGACCAGCGGTCAAGAAATCCGGCACCGGGAGGTGCGAAACGACGTAGACGAACGCGTTGACGATCTGCTCAAAGACCGTCAACAGCAGATCGATCACGAACTGCCAAAGGTCCTTAAAAAGCTGCTTCAGCAGCGCCAACAACCACGTGGTGAATTGCTCAAGCATTGCTCACTCCATCGCAATACGGAACGCCAAGAAGGACGCGACCAACAGCAGCACGCTCCGGATCACCACGAACGCTATCGAGGCCATCGAGGTGCAGAAGGCGTCAAAACTGAAGGTCGCATTGATGAACGGGATATGACCGCTGATCACCGGGCACGAGCCTCCGCCAGACACCGAGAAGAACCTGTTGACCGCGCCGCCAAACTCCGTGCCAGAAAGCGCATCGGCCGCGCCCTGCAGCACCTCCTGAAAGGTCTTGGTGCCGGCCCGCTTCGAGTACGACTCTCCGACCGCAGCTGGGCTGCCTCCGCAGTCCTTTCCGCTTGGGTTCTTCTCGCACTCGGTCTTCTCAGGATCGTCAGGGTCTTCGGGATCAGCCGCCTCCGAACCGCCGGGCCGCCCCTCGTGCACCGTCTGCTCCGTGGTCGTCTTCGTGCCATCCGTGCCGGTCGTCGTCGTTGTCGTCGTGGTGGTCTTGTTGCCGTCGCGGTCAACCGTCACCGCCGTGGTCTTCTCCCACTTGCTGCCGTCCCCATTGATGCCCGACTCAGTGGTGACCTGCTTGGACTCTTTGTCCTTGCTTCCATCGGTCTGGTCGCCGCCGCTTCCATCGGGCTTGTAGCTGTTGGCGCAGTACGGCTTCCCGTTCACCTCGCCAAGCACCTGCCCCTCGCCGCAAGAATCCTTGGGCACGCCCGACGTTGACTGACCCAGCTCAGTCGTAGACGACCCTGGGCACTTGTTGCCGGTCGAGACGTACTCGCCCTTCGCAAACCAATGTTTCGTGCCACCAACGAGCGCGCTGCCTGCCGGTGAGCTGCCGTCAAACACCACCTCACACCGGCTCTTGCACGACATCAGCGGCGGATTGGCGCCAGCACCTGCGCCGATGTCGTAGTAGCCGCTGGACATCGTGACGCCGGCCGCGCACACCGGCTCGCACGCCTTCTTGTCTGGAGTCGGCTTCGTGTTGACCGGACACCAGCAAGTATTTGGAAACGCCGGCGCCCCGGGCACGGCGCTGTCAGGGCACTCCATGTCATTGACGCTGTACACCCAGACTTGCACCGAGACGGGCGAACAACCGCCCCCAGGCTCTGTGGGATGCGACCTGCAGGATGACCCTGCCAGCGTCCCATACGCGCCACCACCGTTGTCAACCGCGGGCACCGACGTGACCCCGTAGGTGTACGTGTAGGTCCACCCACCGATGACCTGCGGCTTGCTGAATATCGGCACGCAAGCCTGGAGCGCAGCCCCCGGCGAGTCAGACTTGTCGCTCGACTGCGACCCGCAATCCGCGATGTAGCGCCACTTCGCCTTGCCGTCGACCTGCTGGCCGCTTTCACCCACCTGCGCCATCACCGGCGTCGCCGCGACAAGCATCAACATCACGGCAAGGACCTCGAGGCAGGACCACGCACGCGCAACGCGCCGGCACAGCGCATCAGCCATGGGTCAACCCCGCCACGGCCGCACAGCCGCTCAAGGTGCCCACGAAGAAGCCGAGCAAAAGAACAATCGACATCACGCCTCCCTAAGAAAAACGCCCCCAGGCGAATGCACTGGGGGCGACCGGTGTGTCCGCGATCAGCGGATCATCGAGATGACCTTGTTGGCGCCCCACTTGGCGACGTCGGGCAGCACCTTCAGCGCCGCGATGGCGAGGATGGCGGTGGCGACGGTCGTCAGATCGATGGCGCCGGTCAGGGTGGAAAAGTCCATGTGAAAGCTCCTATTGCTTCGAGATGAAATTAACGACCGCCCCGCACCCCCACGCAACGATGTAGGAGCCGACCACGAGAGAGAAGCCCCACACCCAGGCGGCCGCGAAATCGGTCGGCGTGGGGGTCTTGAACACGGAGAGGAGGGCGGTGTCGGAGCCCTGCATGACAACGACCGGACATCCGGTCACGTCGGCGGGCTGGACCGGGGTGGGGCGCAGCACAGCACCCGCGTCGGTCATCACGAACTCAGCGCAGAGCACGACAGCGCTCCTCAGGCTTGAGCAGGAGCCTTGGGCGCCCGAGCGGTCGCTACGGGAATCTCGACCAGCCCGGTCAGCACGGCCTCGATTCGGCGCGACGCGAAATTGGCGTGCAGCGCGAACGTCGCAGTGAACGTCCCAGGCTTCACCTTGTCGCGCAGGCTCTTGGGCACCTGCAGGACGCCGACTTGGTCGACCGAACCGTCGTCGTTGAGCAGCAGGCACTCAGCGTCCTGCATGTCGTAGGCCTTCTGGGTCTTGGCGCTGATGCCGGTCTTCGGGTCGTTCAGCTTCAGGATCTGGATGATGGATTGCATGGTCACTCCGAGTGCGCCCAGGCTCGCGAGCCGGGCAAGTGGTTGAAGTGACTGGGCAGGCTCATCCCGGCTATCACGGGCAACGGCTGCGTTCTTCCACCCGCTCTTGCGGCCTCCCAGTCAACCCCCAAGAGGGACGGCACCGTGCGCGGCGTATCATTCCCTCTAGAGGCCACGTTCCCTTTTGAGAGAACGTTTCGAAATAGTACCCCGGAGAGAGTCCGTTATGAAGCTAGCTGCGCTGCTTGACAAGGCGTCCCAAACGTGCGGGTCCGACTACGCGCTCGCAAAGAACCTCGGCGTCGGTCGCAGCAAGGTCAGCGACTGGAGGAACGAACGAGCGTCATGCGGCGTCGAATACCGAGCGCTCATGGCGTCTATCGCCGGAGTCGACGTGGACGAGGTGATCCGAGACGCGCTGCTCGAAAAACACGCCAATACGCCTCTGGGAGAGCGCCTCCTGAGTGCCCTGGGAAACGTAGTGCATGGAGGGGCGGCGATCACGCTTACTTCGCTCAGCGCCGGCTATTTGCTGATCCAGGGCCTGGCTGACCATTGCGTGCAATTGACAATGTGCATTATGTGATGTTATCGCCGCCATCTTTGAGGGCTCCCCATCTGGAGACCCAAAAACACGCCGAAACCGGCGCCTTGGTGCCCGCTGGACTCGCGCCGGTCGGCGAAATCACCGTCATCGACGCACTCACCGGCCGCGACGGCACGAATCGCTCGCGTGCCGGCAACCGGCAACTCGACGCCGACACCGACCAGCAGGCTGTGCTGGCGTGGCTTGCGAGGTTCGCCGACAGCCCCAACACGCTGGCAAACGCCCGCCGCGAAGCTGAGCGCCTGCTGCTGTGGGCGTTGGTCGAGCGGAGCAAGCCGTTGTCGTCGCTGGCCCATGAGGACCTGCTGATCTACCGCCGCTTCCTGGCCAACCCACAGCCGGCCGACCGCTGGGTGATGGCGCCAGGTCGCAAAGCTGGCCGCCGGGATCCGCGCTGGCGGCCCTTCGCCGGGCCGCTGTCTGAGGCCAGCATTCGGCAGTCCATGGTGGTGCTGAACTCCATGATGTCGTGGCTGGTCGAGGCGGGCTACCTGGCCGGCAATCCCCTTTCACTAAGCCGGACCCGCCGCAAGGCACCTCCCCCGCGCGTCTCGATCGCCACGACCAGTATCTACGTGCACGGCGAAGACGATGCACGGCACGACGCTATCAGCGGTGCTCACCGCATGAGCTGGGACGCCGTGGGCAGCGCTCCAAAGACCTGA